GGAGAAATTGTCAGGGACAACCTCAAGGTCTCCGAAATCGGAGGCGACGACGGTGACGGATGCACCAACCTGGTTGGCGTCAACCATTCTCCTCATATTAGTCGAGGATTCATCAAAGGCGGAAATCTTGCCCTTGTTGAAGGGACCGCAAAGGAGGAGAGTGGGGAGTTCGGATGAGTTACTGAAAACCGACTGCATGGCGGTATTGATGCTCGCCTTAGTGAGGGCGGTCTGGGCCGTGCCATCAGTGATGGTGTCTGTTCCGTCTCCCGTCGCACTGGATCCACCGGTGTGGTGAGATGTGTTTGACGTGAGCCAGGAAGAGACAGACGCCGTCTCTCGCTTTGTAGTGGCGTTTCCGGAGGCCTTCGCTTTCTTCTGGAAAATCATGGTTTCCATGTCGGTCTTGAGGGCCCTAATCACCAACTGCATTTGGTGAGCCATCATGTCCGCAATTCCGGCCGTCGTGCTACTGAGGGTAGTATTTGTAACGGTGGCGTTCCTGGTTTTGATCGCACACACGTTCTGGCGACGGGTCGTCCCGGTGGATGCCTCTCGGGAGATTGCATCACCTTCGAGGGCGGTTGTCGCACTTGCACTGGGAAGGGACTGAACCAACCAGTCAAAGTTTGGCTGGGTTACACTCCGGGTCCCCATGGCTTGCATCCCGGGCGTGGCCTCGGGTGATACCAGGTAAACAATATCGGCAAGATCCTCACGGATCTCGTTATTCGCCCCTGTGGTGGCGTAGGTGTCGTATGCGTTTGTAATTTTTGCCATTTAAGCACTCCTTCTGAGTATCTGGGAGATCGCCGAGGTTGCATCCTCATGGCGTCCCGTTTTTGCTAATTTCATTTTTGCTTTGTGAAACTCGGAGAGACGTCTCTGAGGTTGTTGGCCTCCCGGCCTCAACATCGGGACCCCTTCCGGGTTTTGTTTTAACTTCGCTTGTCCTTTTTGCGTCATGGAGTCGAACATCAAGGCCTTCCGCATTAGGGCGACGGCCCTGGAGTCGCCGATGGAATCCATCTCCTCGTTTGAATAGCCGAGGCTCAACCCGTACTCCTTGATGGCTTGTTTCTCTTTGGTTGCGACAGTCTCGTCACGCCACTCGGGTATCAGGTTTGTCAGTTTCTCGGATTCCCTCTGGAGGTACTCCTGACGTTGAAGATTCGCCTCTCGCATCCGTTCCCCTTCGACTCGGTGGAGTTCCGCCTGGGCCTGTGATCGTTGGGCCAGGGCGTCTCTGTAGTCGTCTTTGGCCTTCATATAGGCCAGGGGGTCTGACTCGAACAGTTCCTCAGACGGAGGCTGGGGTTCAGGCTGACTCAGGTATTGCTGGAGTCCTAGCTGGTACTGTTCTCGTTCCTGGGAAACTTTGGCCCGTTCGGCCTCCATCTCCTTTCGTTGTTCTGCGAGTTGTTGAGTCTTCTGGGTGAATGTTTTTTGCCTCATCCATCCGTCCGCCAGTTCCTCGCCGGTATAGTATTCCTCCTCGCCGGTCTCGGGGTTTAGGACCCGAAACTTGGGAGGCTCGACACTATCGGCTTCGACCTGGTCGTCGTCGTATTCGGCCTCGAATTCATTCTGTTCGAGTTGAGATTCTTCCTCAGTCACTGACGTGTTTTCCTCCGGGGAGGGGTTCAGCATCTGGGTGATTCTCGATGTGACTTCATCGGTCCCCACTGGGGTTGTCGATTCGTTCATTTGGTTCTCCGTTTAAGTTTGTCTAGTGAGTCCCGGGCGATTTTTCCGTTCTGCATCACCTGGTTCAGGTGAGAACGAACGGCGTCCAGGGCAAACCAGGCTTGCCATAAAACCTCCCGATCCAACTCCTCTCCGGGTCTGGAATCTCTCCAGGCGTCGAGGTAGGTTTGCTCGAGATGGTCAAAACTCTCTTTTATCAGCGGATCCTCGAGGAGTTCCTGGGCACGTTCGGCCCTCTGAATTTGCTCTTCGTTGGTCACACTAAATCTCTGAAAATACTTGTTAAAAATTGACAATTTTTCCTAATCGCTGAGAATCGATTTTTTATAGATCCCCTGGGGGATAGGACGTAGGAATCGAATCTTGACAAGTTAACTCTGTAAGTATTTCATTTTATTGACAAAAAAATACGTCAAAAATGGTCATTTTTCGACAATTTTAGACAGGCGTTCTCGGCGTGTTCATCGACTCCTGGATCGCCTGTTCGTCGATTTCGATCTTATATTTTTGCTCTAACTCTCGGGCCTTCAGTTTCAGGTCGGCCTCCATTTCATCCCTCTTCCGGTCGTCGTCCATCAGCATCGATTGACGTTTCAAATCCAGTTCGGCTTGCTTGATCGCCAACTCGGCCTGGATCTGTTCGGTCTGAGCTTGCCGGAAAACTTCCTCGGGTGTCGGTTGAGGAGGTGGAGGCGGTGGCGGTTGAAAAGTCGCCGGGTCCCGGAAAAATTGTCCGGAGTCTTGATACCCTGCCAACTCGGCCATCTTGGTCAAAGACGTGTACAAGTTGCCCAGGTTTGCGAGTGGGCCGTCTGGGCCCATCTGGGCGATAAATTCTTTTTGTTGTTGGATCACCCCGGTGAGGTAAGCCATCCGCTCGGCGTCTGATACTCCGGAAAGTGGGACGGCGACCTTGACGTCCATCTCTGAGGTCCAGGACCGTGGGTCAATCGGCACAAACTCCCCTCGGAGTCGGACCATACGGCTCTTTTCCTGGTGTCGTCTCAGGAGGTCATAGATCCCCTTAAATATCCGTTTCAGGCCCCTCTCAGTGAATTGCCTGGCTATGATCTCGACCCGGGCCATGGATGACCTGGACATGAGATCAACCGCCTGGGCGGTAGTGCTTTGGAGGTGGCTGGCGTCTAGGCCCTGGGAGGCCTGGGTCACGCCGGTCCTTCGTTCCTCTTCGGTTCTGAGCCAGTCCCAGATCCCGAGGATCTGATTCCCTATGAAGGGGACGGAAAGGTTTTGGACGGCCCCGGGCTGACGGGCTCGGATGATCGACCCGACCTCGGAGTTCAGGACGTCGTCCATCTCCGGGATCGCTTGCTCTAAAACCAGCTTTGAGGGGTGGATCGACATCGCCAGACTGTCCAACGTGTTCCGCATAATCACTGTGCGGATCCGCTGGAGGTCTTGCACTAGGTCCCCGATCCCGAGCCCCTCTATGGAGTGGGGTTCCGGATCCGGCACAAATACGGCGAAGGGGATGTCGTTGCAGGGTTCATCGTGGACAACCCGGTATCCGTTCCCCATGGTACAGACCCTGAGTAATTCACTGTGGCCGTCGCCATTCCGGTCGATACGGCAATATCCCTCGATGTACTGAACCAGGCGGGATCCCGGCTCGACCTTCGAGTTCCGGCGTCCCGTGCTATTTGGAAAACGTGCTAGGTATTCGTTATTAAGTGCAAACTTGTCTTCCGTCCCTGAGAGGCCCTCGACCATCTCACGGTCGTAACCCATCGCCACCAGTTCGCTGACGGTCTTGTAGGAACGGTGTCCGATGAAGTCGGAGTCCTCAATGGACTTCGAGTCCCGGGCGTAGATGAATTCCTCGGGCGGTACGGCCTCAATCCTGATTTTTGGTTTCCTGGTGATCCGTCGGATCGAGACGTCGTGGAGGTTTGGCGGAGGCTGGACGGTCCCGTCGGGGAGAGGTATGCCCTCCTCGGGGGCGTCGGGGTCGGGGTATGCCCGGACATTAATCGCCTCGACGTCGTCCTCGCCGAGGAGGACCTGGACTTGTTGTTCGGTTAGGGCGGTGAAGGCCTCGACCTTGATCTCCGGTGTGTCGTCCCAGTAATACTTGACGACGCCCATTCTCTTGATCAGGGAGTCCTTGAAGGCGTCCGCTAGGACCTGGAACCCGTCGCATTCTTCCTGGAAAATATGGTTGACGACATCGGTGGCCTGTTCTGCAAGCCCGACATCACCGGGGTCCTGGGCCTGGAATTCCAACAGGCGTTCGGATCCTGTGAATACCCGCAAGAGGGCGGGGAGGACCTGACCTACGGCGGTATGGATGGACCGGTCCCGTACCTGGGAACGTCCGTCG